TGTATTTTTAACACTATTCCGCTCTCGTTTATGTTTGTAAAAAGCTATATAAATCATATTAACTCACTAAATATATATCTGTATTACCGAAGTTTTTATCAACTTCCCCTGCATTGCCATATTCGTGGTTGGCAATATATCTGAATGGTTTAAAGTGAACATACCCATCTTTTACCATAATTCTGTGTTCATCAACTATAACACCCATAACATCATCAACTCCTCTTGAATTTCGGTCAGTGAACAAACAGAATATATATCCACTGTAAGGTAATTTACTTGTTCCTTTCATCGTAGCAAACTTTTTAGCACTGAGCATATCTGTTTGTAGATTTAAAATTATCTGGTTATCTTTCTTTATATTTACTCCATACGTATAATTATTCAAAGGTAAGTTTTTGATTTTTCTAATTTTGACTACAACTCGATCTCCAACATCTATCTTATAATCAGTCCCCCCTAATAATGTAATATAATCAGAGGTATATGTTATTACAAAGGGTTCGTTTATATCGATATTACGGTCATTACCAATATAAGTTTCTTCATTTCCTAAATACAAATGTTTAATTAAATAAGGTTTAATGCCATATCTAATAGCATAAGGCTTAGGTTTATAAAATACTAATATTTGTATTTCAGGTTCATAATTTACAATACGTTCACCGATACCAGACCCACTAAACACATTATACTTAATATTATTATTGCTATATGCTTCAATCTTAGCACCTGCAAACCCATACCAAGTATCGTACCCATCAGGTAATGGTAAATTAGGGGTAAGTAAAATAGCGAATTGTATATCGCCTAGATCAAAACGTTTGTCATATGTAACAGTAGTATCAGATCTCTGTCGGTCTTTAAATGTCAAAATAGTAAAATTGCTTGAATGTTCATTATCTAAAGTTTTGTTTTTTATCTTAAATCCATAACTAGACATAAGATTTACTCCAACCTTGATCTAAATCAATACTTTCTGGCTCAACAGATTTCTCAATTTGAGCTTTTAAGATTTCAGCATTGCGGTAATCGTGGTCGATTTTATTTTTGATTGCATTAACTAAGGCTTTGAAATTGTCAAGCGTTAAAGTAATCCAATCGTTTTCAATCGTTTTCCATTTTCTTTCTTCAAAAGCCCCTAAAACAATTGTAACGCCCATACCGTCATACTCTTGACGAGCTACTTGATCGGTATGGAAATGGCGAATTTGACCGTCAGTAAGTGTAACTTCAACACCTGTTCGAGTTGCTTGTAAACGTTTTTGCTTAATGGTTTCCCACAATTCAGCTCGTTTTTTAGCTAAATTTTCATTGATTAACTCGTTGTCAATTTCCCATTCGTGCTTTTCTTCATTCCACTTATGGTTTTCACTAGGTTTTGCACCACTTGCACCAACGGTATATTTGTCAATACGCCAAAAATGACCTTTCGCATAAAGAGTTTGTTCAATTTTTTCACGTTCTTGATCTGTGATTAAGCACGTTTCATCTGTAATTTCTTCTTTACGATTAATTACAGAAATTAGTTGTTGATCGAATAGAAATACTTGCATTTTGTTTCTCCATATTTTAATTGTAAGGAATTTCATCAAAAGACGGTAAGTGTGAAACGTCTATTACATCTAAATATATTTCTCCACTTTGTATTTTTCTATTAGATGGCATATAGAATAATTTATTTTTTTCCAAATTATTGGCTAAAATTGTTCTAAATTTAGTTCCAGAAAGACTATCAATGATTAAAGGTGTTATAATAGATCTGCTTGTTTTTTCGTCATAGTAATACATTGTAGGTGGCATAAGACAGGCGACACGTCTATCTTTATAAATATTGCTATGTCTTTCAAAATTATTATCAAACATATTTCCACATTTTATACTTTCTAATGGTTTATATACCTTATTATTTAGTAGCACTTCTTTAAAAACTTTTATGCCATAGTTGGCAGTATTTAAGGTATTATCTACAAATTCAAATAAATGAAAACCAAAATCCATATGATAAAAAGGATTATTACTGCTATAACATTTAGTATTTATTGCATAATCCCAATCAGGAGACATTGGTATATATCTGCCTTGAGCAGATTTATATCTACTTCTAGCAAAAGTTTCATCAGGATAAATTATTAAATTACTCACTCCATTAGTTGTTTGATCATTATTTGATTTACTATGGAAAAATTTTGATTGAGGTTCTATGAAAAGTAAACAATTTCTATCAACAGGTAGCTTTTTACTAAAAATTGCACTATGTAATGTGCATTTATACGACCTTTTATATCTTAAATATTTAACAGGGATTTCTGAAGCTACCATTTTGCGCTGTAAATTAGGCAATGAAAAATGTGTATAATTCATTGACATACCATAACTTGTCATTGAGAAAGTCTCCGAAAATCTGCCATAATAACACCATAGCCAATAGTAATATCAAAATAACTATCTGCTGAAAATTGAATATGGTCTAAAATATATTTATTTTGTGAACTAGCCCATTCAATTTTAGGACAATGATATATAAAATCTTCTGACCTAAACTGCTCTATTCTTACAAATGGTATATAATTTAAATAAATTGCATTTTTTCCATACTTTCTAACAAACTCCAATCTTTTATTTTCATTTAAGTCTATATAATCCTTATTTAATTGGATTTGATATTCAAGCGGAATATTTATTTTATGATTATAGCCTTTGATATGAGCAGTGCCTAATTCCAAATAATAACTGTCTAATATGCTATTATTTATCCGCAATCCATAATTACTCATACTTATTCCCACACTTGCGAAATATGGTCTAGGTCATAATCACATTTAACCTGTTTACGATAAAAAGGCGAGCCCTCAACGGTAGTCAAGGCTCGCAAGGCAAACAAACTTGGATCAACACTAAATCTAGGACAATCATTGACTGTCAAAAATGTTACTAATGATTCACCACGTGCTAAAAATGATTGTTTATTTACCCAACTTACAAGCTCAATCGTAGTATTTTTATTGATGTAATCAATAGTCAAACGCCCAGCGATATGCCAGGCGCAGATAGGTTTTTCTGTAAACGATTTATCAATCGGTACAGGCTCATCGATGTAATACATAACTCTCCTTAGGATAATTTACCAACTTTAACAACCTCTGTCCCGCCATCCCAAACGTGTAACGCTCTTGTAGCGCTAGATAACTCAATACCACCGCTGGCATCTCGGCTAATAAGCCTAAAACCACCATTAGACTGCACCTCAAACAAAGTGCCAAAATTACCGTTTAAGCTACCAATTTTAAGCGAGCCACCAGTGATAGCGCCTAAATCAGCACTAATCGATGATATGCTAGTTACGTTTAATTTATCGGCAGTTAGAGAGCGTGTCGCAACGTGATTTGCACCGATACTATTTGCAGCAACGTGTTTAGCCGTCACTGCTTCAGTGGCAATCTCATTAGCGGTAACACTATTAGCCGCTAATTGCTCGGTAGTGATTGTTCTGTTGACGATAGAGCCACCGTGTATTGAGGTAACCCCTGCGTTGACCCAAGGACTAGGCTCAATGGTGTGCTCTACACATTCTTGCAACATAGGTCTGGCTAGATAAAAATCACCATATGTTTGATTTTTAGCATATCTATTAATACGAAATACTAATAAAATTTTACCTGTATTAGGAGCTTTGAATTTCACAAAAATTCGTTTTGCATTTTCTCCTAATCCTTTTGAAAATTCACCACTAAACGCATTAATAAAATCACTAGGTTTATTGTGAACATCAATCTGTCCAGCAATGGGTGTTTGAGCAACAACACCTTGATATTGATTTTCATCGGCATTATATTTTTCAACAATCATTTGCCCCGCACAATGAAACCCACCAACATAAGCACTTGCTATGTACCATCTATCGGCTACTACATTTACAAATTGACGACAAATATCAACCCAAGGACCACGTTCTGCGAGCGTATTAAACTGTGCTTGTGTACCGCTAATTGTGATTAACCGCCACGCTTCTGTTTGTTCACCTTTAGGGTGATAATCATTTTTATTGTATGTTCGCTCAACAGCATTTGTTGTCGGGCAATTAGTCCAATTTCCACCTCTGGCATTAAAATCGCGCCAACCGTAAGCATTATTAGCAAAAATAGGGTTGTATAATAAATTTCCACCTAGCCCTATAGCCATTTTGTCAGCAGTAATCTGCCCCGCAGCCATATGTTCAGTTCGCACAACTCCAGCCTGTAACGCCCCAGCTCCAATTGTGTTTGCGCCAATCTGATCAGCTTGCAACGTGCCAACTAATTGAGTTGTTTTAATACGGATTCCACTTGCATCAATGCCATTCTCAAGGTATTTGCTACCGTTCCAAGTGTATAGTTTTCCGTCGGCTGTATTATAGACTTGCTTGTAGCCTATAAATTTATTGACGTTTAACCCTGTTACGGTTTTAGTCATTTCAAGGTTGCGAGCTGGCAACGCAGTATCAATTACCTCATTTACAATGTTCTGAGATAGCTTTTTATTCAGCACCTCTAATTCGGCATCAATATCTACAGCACTTTCACCTTTAATCCCTGACTGCTGATTAAATGGGCCAACATTCACACCACGAGTATGTCGCAACCAGTAATATCTAACCTGTTTTGCGCCAACCTCGTGTGTGTACATTCTTGCCGTGACTTTTGTCAAACGCTTGGCTGTTTTAATGTCATCTGTTTCACTTGCAAAAATTTCTGTCGCAGTTGCATCATCAACCCAATCCCACTCAAGCGTGATATTACCCAGACCACCAGTTGTTCTTACGCCTGTTGGCGCTGGCGGTTTATTGATGGTAAAGGTCTGAGTTTTTTCGCTTAATAACTGCCCATTATCAGTTTTAACTTGTATAAGGACGCTATAATCTCCGTTTTCGAGACCGTCTATATTAAGATTGGGAGACGATTGTCCTAATCGCACGTCATATAACACACCGCCTTTATAAATGCGGATGTCGTATTTGACGATGCCATTACCGCCAGTCACGCTACTGTCAACTGATACGCTACCATCTGCATTTACTGCCACACCAATGTTACTAATTTGCGGTGTAGTAAGTACGGTTGTTCCTGCTGGTTCAAACTTGGCGCCATTATCAACGATTGCCTCTTTTTGTGGCTCGTGTTGTAACGCCATAATGGTGTACTTGCCTTTATCCTCCTCTTTTACAGATAACGCCTTAAATAATTGGCTTGTCACTTGTTGAGTAGCTAAAGACCATACGCCGTAGAGTTCCAAACCTACTGGCGGTTGATCGAGTGTAACCTCCGCACCATTGACTGAGATAATCTTAATATTTTGATGTTTAGCATTGGCATTGATATAGCTAAGATAACTATTACCGCTAAGGGTGATTTCACGGTCTAATGTAACGGTCGTGCCATTAATAGCTAAAACTCGACCACCGATATTCGTACCAGCATAGTGCGTATCAGCGACTTTGATAATGTCGCCAGGGATATGCATTAAACCTTCCGCACCAACGGTAAACGTAACGGTTTTGGTTTCTAGTTTTTCGGTTTGCAACAACCATAATGCTGTACGGTGCGCTTGCCCTCTTGATGTGCAGCCAAAAGCCGTGATTTTCTTAACGTTTAATCCATTTTTACGGATAGATTCGTCATCAGAGACATACTCAATAGCCTTTTCATAGCTATTCTCTTTATCCGCGTATTCAACTTGGATTGCATTATGGCGGGATTTTCGAGCCGAAAATGTATAACTAAACCCGCTCTCATCCACATTGGCATTTGTATAAGTCCAGACTGGATCTGCTGGTCTATCCATTACCACGGTTAGTTGCTGACCATTCCAGACTGGCATTGCTCTAAAAATTGAGCAAATGTCATTAATAACTTGGTAGGCGGAGCGTTGCTCTGTCAGCCAAACATTACAAGTAAATCTTGGTTCTTGCCC